GGCGACGCTGCGCGTTCTCATGTGCCAGTGCGCCGCCGAGCTCGACGAGGCGCTCGCCCTGAAGGTCGGCGTGATGGATTCCGAGTCGAAGGCCGCGGCCGTCAACTCCCAGCGAATGGGCGCCATGCAGTCGGTCTCCGCGAGGCTGCGCGAAGCGTGAGCCTGGATCCCGACAAGCTCGCCGAGACCGACGCCGACATCTGGCTCGAGTGCGCCGCCCGGCAGAAGCTCTCCTCCGACGCCGAGGGCGAGAACCGCACCCAGGCGCTCGAGGCCCTGAAGTTTCGATGGGGCGATCAGTGGCCCGACATCGCCCGCAACGACCGGGACCTCGACGGCAGGCCGTGCCTGACCGTCAATCACACCGACGTCGTCTGCACCAGGGTCGAAAACCAGCTTCGCCAGCAGCGCCCGCGCATCAAGGTGCGCCCTGTCAGCGATGCAACCGTCGAGAGCGCCTCGAAGGTTGCCGGACTCGTCCGGGAGATCGAGTCGCGCAGCAATGCCTCGATCGCCTACGACACGGGCGTCGGCTTCGCGAAGGACATCGGCTGGGGCTACTGGCGCATCGGCTCGGAATACCTCGACCCGAAAAGCTTCCTGCAGCAGCTGAAGATCCTGCCGATCGACAACCCGTTTTCGGTCTACGACGACCCCTCGGCGGTGATGCCGGCGGGCGAGGACCGACGCTGGCTCGTGATCGCCGAAGACATGCCGCGGGACGAATACAAACGGCTGTATCGCGGCGCCGACAATTGCGAGTACTCGTTCACCGAGGCGCCGGGCGATTTCGTGCTCGACTGGGAGAGCAAGACGCACGTCCGCCTGGCCGAGTATTTCCGCATTTACGAGAAGCGGGACACGCTCTACCAACTGTCCGACGGCTCGATCAAGCTCGCTTCGGAGTTGAACCCGAAGGCCGCCGACGTCGCGCCGATCCTGGCTGCGATGGGCCTCACGATCGCGAACGAGCGCGTCACCTACACGCGCCGGGTGCAGTGGTTCAGGCTGAACGGCCGCAAGGTGGTCGACCGCCGCGATCTCCCGGGCAAATACATCCCGATGATCAAGTGCATCGGGAACAAGTTGCGCATCAACGGGAAGATCAAGCGCAAGGGCATGATCAAGAACCTCATGGACCCAGCGCAGATGTACAACTACTGGCGCACGGCCCAGACCGAGCGCATGGCGCTGACTCCCAAGGCCCCGTGGATCGCCTATGAGGGCGTGGTCGAAGGCCACCCTGAGTGGAACGACGCGAATCGCAAAAACTACTCGACGCTGGTCGCGAAGGCCGCGCTCGATCCGAACGGCAACCTGCTCCCGCTCCCGCAACGGCAGCAGCCCGCGGCAGTCGAGGCGGGGTTTGCCGAGGCCGTGTCGGGCGCCGAGCATGATCTGATGTCGGTCGCCGGCATGCCGCAGGAGAACCCGGAGATCGCCGCGCGGGTAGTTAGCGGCAACAAGTACCTGCAGCGCCGCCAGGGCATGCAGGACCTGACGCACTTCCAGTACTACGACAACCAGACCTACTCGATCATGTGGACGGGCATCATCCTGCTCGACCTGGCACCTGCCTACTACGACACCGAGCGTGTGCTGCACATCGTCGGCGAAGACGGGCAGACCGAGGAGGTGACGATCAACGAGTCCGAGGTCGACGCCCAAGGCAAGCCCACCGGCAAGACAAAAAACGGCTGGTTTGTCGGCCGCTACGACGTCGTCATGGATACGGGCCCGGGCTACGCGACCAAGCGCGAAGAAGCCGCCGACTCGATGATGGAACTGCTCGGCACGCCGCTCGGCGAGGTGATCGTCAAGACCCGCCCCGACATCCCGGTGCGCAACATGGATTTCCACGGCGCCGACGAGCTCGCCGACTCGCTCGCCGTCACGACGCCCGACGGCATGGACAAGGCCCTCAAGAATCTGCCGAAGCAGGCTCAAACGATCGTGCAGTCGCTTCAGCAGCAGTTGCAGGCGAAGGACCAGCAGCTCCAGCAGATGGGCCTCGAGATCAAGTACAAGGGCGACATCGAGAAGATGCGCGACGACGGCCAGACGCGCCGCACGCTCATCACGGCGACCGGCAAAGCGCACGACACCGAGAAGAAGGCCGAGGTCGATCTGGCGAACGCGAAGATGGACTTCAACGGCTGGCTCAACGAGATCGCGATGTGGCGCGAGACCGTGAAAATGCAGGGCAACACGCAACGCGATGTCGCCGAGATCAAGGTCGCCGGGAGCCTGCTCAACACCGAGCAGGAAGCCCAACACGAGAAGGCCGCTGCAGACCGCGCAATCGCCGCCGGCGAGACCGATCGGCCGACCAACGGCGCCGGCTAAAGACACAAACTGCGTCCGGACTTTTGAAGCGCTCGCCAGCGTGCGCGCATATTCGCGCCGCACATGGCGCTGAAGACGCGCAGGACGGAACGAGATGCAGGTAGTCACCCCGGATAATTTGGTCGAGTTCGTTTCCACGGGAAAGGTCGCCGACTTCAAGCCGCCCACTCCCGCCGACGCTCCCAAGCCTGGCGACAAACCTGAAGCGACTACACCCACGGCGGGTGCGGCGACCGAGACGAAAGTCGACGACGCGGCGAAGCCGAAGGACGAGCCGAAGCGTGATGCTGACGGCAAGTTCGTGAAGGCGGGTGATGAGCCCGCAGCTGATGTTGAATCGGACGAAGATGCGAAGCTCACCGAGAAGATCAAACGGATCATCGGCAAGAAGCATCGAGCGCAGAGAGAGGCCGAGGAGTTCGCGACCACCGAAGGTCGGCGGGCCATAGCGGCAGAGCAGCGGGCAGAGGCTTTGCAGCGTCAGATCGACGCCCTGCAGGGCCAGAAGTCAGGAGGCCCAAAGGCGGGCGAGGGCGAAGGGAGTGATCCCGACGAACCGAAGCCGGCCGACTTCAAAACCGTGGGTGAGTACACCCGGGCACTGGTCAAGTACGAAGCGAAAAAGGCTGGCGAATCTGGGAAAGCGCAAGCGAACCAGGCACGACAGCAGGCCCAGGCGAACGAGGTCATAGGCGCGTTCGTCGAGCGACAGGCGGAATTCATGAAGGCGACGCCGGACTACGAAACAGTCCTGACGGAAGCCGACTTCGAAGTCCCGCCACTTGCGCAGCAGTACCTGATCGAGAGCGAGATGGGGCCGCAACTGGCCTACCACCTCGCCAAGAACCCGGATGAGGTCACGCGGCTGCACAAGCTCTCGCCGAGCCGTCAGTTAGCTGAACTCGGCAAATTGGAAGCCAGACTCGAGTCGAAGTCGCCGCCGGCACCAGCCGCAGCAGCGAACGGCGCGGGGAAGGTCTCCAAGGCTCCCGCACCGATTCAGCCGCTCGAGGGCAAAGAGGCAACGGTCACAAAGGACCCGAGCCAGATGTCGCTCCAAGAGCTGCGCGCGTTCCGAGAACAGGAGCGCCGCGCGAAAGCTGGCCGGTGAGGGGTTTGTTGAACCCTCTCTCTGGAGACCGTCCGTGTCTAACAACCTTCTGACGATCAGCTACATCACGAATGAAGCGCTGATCATCCTCGAGAACACCCTCGTCTTCGCCGGCGCGGTGAACCGCCAGTACTCCGACGAGTTCGCGGTCAAAGAGGCGAAGATCGGCGCCACCTGCAACGTGCGCCGCCCGGCCCGCTACCAGGGTACGTTCGGCCCGGCGCTCAACGTCGAGGACACGAACGAGACCTACGTGCCGGTCACGCTCAACTACCAGTTCCACGTGGACGTGCAGTTCACGACCGCGGACCTGCTCTTGTCGATGGACAAGTTCAAGGAGCGCGTGCTGGCCCCGATGCAGGCGACGATCGCCAATCGCGTCGACTCGGACGGCCTGTATTACTTCTACCAAAACACCGCGCTTGCGGTCGGCACGCCAGGCGTCTCGCCCGCGGCGTACAAGACCTTCAGCGACGCCCGCGCGCTGCTCTCCTTCGAAGCCTGCCCCGCGGGCCCGAAGACCTGCATCCTCGATCCGCTCTCGATGTCCTCGGCGACCGACGGCATCAAGGGCCTATTCAACCCCCAGGCGCAGCTCGGCGACTACGTGAAGAACGGCATGATCGCCAAGAACTTCGCGGGTCTCGACTGGTTCGAAGACCAGAACGTCGTGAGCTTCACCACCGGCGCCCAGGGCGGCACCCCGCTCCTGACCGCGAACACCGGCGGCGCCTTCCTCACCACCGGCTGGGCGGCCTCGGGCCAGATCCAGACCAACGGCTGGACGAACTCGACCGGCGTCGTGAAGGTCGGCGACATCATCCAGATCGCGGGCGTCTTCCCGGCGAATCCGCAGAGCCGCACCCAGTACGGCAACGCACTGAAACAGTTCGTCGTGATCGCCCCCTTCGGCTACACGCAGAACCCGGTGGGCTCAGCCACCCCGGGCCTCGCGTTCGCCGCTGGCGCTCTCACCTCGGGCACGTTCAACAACTCGACCGGCGTCTACACGAGCTCGGGCGCGGGTGCGCTGTCGATCTTCATCCGCGAGGCGTGCATCACGGGCGGCCAGTACCAGAACGCAGT